GCCGCCCACAGACGCGCCAGCCAGTGGCTGTATCATGCCCGGCTGTCTTACGCGGATCACGCCGACAGCCTGAGCGTCGAGCAAGTCGTCGAGGTTTACGGCGCCCTCGACCGCGGCGATGCGCGGCAGTGTCGACGAATACACACTATCCAGATACTGGCGCATCAGCGTAGTCTTGATGACCTGCAAGTCCTCGGTCATGTCGTAGATCGAGCGACCGACCAGCCGGTGCGGCATCAGGATAGGCGACGCAACCGCAAACGGGATGTGATCCCACGGCTCGTTGTGCAAAATCTCGGCGCCGTCTGATCCAATCGCGCAGATGCGGCGACGCTCGGCAATGCCGTCGCCGTCGAAGTCGACGTTCATAATACATTCGTGGTAAATGACAGAGCGCAAAGTCGGGTCGGCCGGATCAACGCCGGTCGCGGCCTCGATGTCTTGGAAGCGGTTGTTTACCTCGCGGTCGGTGTCCAGCTCATTCTCGCCAGCGTACTTCTCGACCAAGTCGCGGTCGTAACCCATAGCCACAAGCTCGGACACAGTCAGCGACGTGCGGTGCGCCATAAAGTGCGCGTCCTCAAGCGACGTCGCGTGGCGTGATACGAGGAACTCTTCGGGCGGCACGTTGATGACTTTTATCTCGCCCTCGCGCCGTGTGACGCGGACGGTCAGGTCGTACTCAGAGCGAAGCGGCACGGTCTCGCCGGTTTCTTCGCTGTACATGCTTTCCATTACGGTTTCGGCCTGCTCGACGATCTCGATGTCGGGGTCGTTCATCAGCATGACCAGCTCGTCTTCGGACAGGCCGTTGTATTCTTCCTCATCTACGTTTTCTTTTTCTTCGTAAAAGAATTTGACGACGCCCATACGAAATAACAGCGCGTCCTTGAAAAACGTGTGAAGCAGTTTATAGCCGTCATTACGCTGGTTGATGATGTAGTTAACGTAATTCGACGCCTGCTCGGCGGCCTCGACGTCCTCGGCAGTGCGCGGCGCAAAGCGGACGTATTTGTCATTTGCCGTAAACACCCGCATCAGGTTGGGCATGATGGCCTCGACGGTGTCGGCGACTTCGGTGGCGACTACAGACGACCGGCCCTCAACCTCGTTGCCCAGCGGCTCACCCAGATAAAAATCAAGGGCGCGTAGGCGCTCCTCGGTGTATTCGCTGTCAAAGTGGTTTAGCGCGTCGGTGATTTCACCTGACACGATCGAGCCGAGCTGGTAGTCGTCCATTTTAGCCATTTTTCTTCGCACCTTTAGCCACGCGTTTTGGCGCGGGTTTTGCTTTTATTGCAGTGGCATTATCGCACACTTCCTTGGTTTGTTCTAGCGGGGGCTGGACGCGGCGGATGCGGCCCACTGCGGGGCGTCGCACCATCATTGCATCGTTACCTTGCGCGTGCCTTTCTTGGCGCCCTTGGATGCGCCCTTAATCGGCGTATTTATCTTTGCGGCGGTCTCGCTGTGTCCGCTGGTCGTCTGCACGGTTTTGGGCGGACGGGGTGTAGCCACAGTCTCGACGGCTGGGTTTTTGCCTTGAATACAGCGTTGCTTAATTTCGCAACGCCCGCGATATGGGCAGTTGTCACATACAATCATTTTTTGCGTCCGCCTTTTTTGTATCCTTTAGATTTGCAAGCCATCAGCTTCTCCTAACACTTCCATCTGCGTCGAGCCGCCTTGCCGCGTGGGCTAGTCCAGCTCCTCGATCTGGCGCAAAAGCTCTTGCGCCGCTTTGCGTCCTTACTACCCGGCTTTACTTTGCCGGTGACGGGCGCCTTCAAATTCGACCCCGTGGCCTTGTTGTATTTTGCACGACCCTTCGCGGTAAGTCCACCGCCCTGCTTAACCGACAGCTTCTCGCCGCGACCGACTGACAGGCTCACGTTTTTCTTTTTGCGGGGTGCCATTCTTTTGCCTTTGATATTACTTCGATATAGTGTAAACTCTGTTTTTTAAGCAAGGGGTCATATTATGGACAAACAAGATAAACGAGAAAGAATAATTTTAACAGTAGCGGCGCATTTAAAAAACGCTGACCCAACCACAGACCACAAGCAAAAGCTAATAGGCTTGGACGCTCTTTTGTGTGAGGCTATTGGCATCGACCAAGAGACAAATCCACCAGAGTTCATTTTAGTACCCTAACAAGCCAGACATAGTATCAACAAGCTCTTGGTCTATTACCTGATAAGGATTGTTCAATCTTGTGCTGTATTGCTTCATGCTTGAGGTCTGCGGCTTCCCAGATTTTGTCGTCGCCCCCTCAAGGGTCTTGAAGAAATCTCTATAAAAAATTTCATTCGGTATTGTACCAGAAAATTGCACAGGGTCGCCCGCGCGTCGCATAGCGGTATCGTATGTTGAGTGCGGTATTGCGGGGTTCTTAATACTTCCACCAGCGACATCTATTGGAATAAACGACATTCCAGTTTGGAATGTTGGCACATTTTTTTGAGCCTCTTCTGTCAAAGCGTATCTGGCCTTGCCGACCAATGGAAAGCCTTTTGAACGCCACAAATCCTTATCCATTTCTTGCATTATTGCGGCTCTAGTCTCGCCAGACTTTTGTGATTTCATCCACTCTCTAAACTTAGGCGATTTTACGCCGGGAAAATCTGGAAAAGATTTTTTTATCTCATCGTCAAACTGTTTGGCGTCTTTTTTAGTTATTTTTGCTGTTTTTAACATCTCAGCTACTGCGGCTGAGTTAAAGTCGGTAAAATCAACGGCTCTTGGGTTCATTGTGGAATGAGCTAAAACAATGTCCTCTATTCCGGTTTCTTCTTGAGCTTTTTTAGCGCGAGCCAAAAGCCCCGATATTATACCCTCACCTGATGCCCAAGCATACGGTGTTGCAAGCTGATAATCCCTGCCACCCAAAGCTGAAACCGGCTCGTCAAAAACCTGACCGGACAAACTTTTAAGAACACCAACGCCGCTTCTATCGCCAGCGCCAAACAAAGCAACCTTGCCGAGCAAATTTTCTGGCTTCACGACTTTTCTCTCAGGCATAAGCAGGCTCATAGGCTCAAAATCATACTGCATTTCAGCAAGTGGCTCATCGAGCTTAATACTGCTGTACCCCATAGGGTCTAGCTCTTTCTTTGATGGCCCTTTAACACGCCCACTCATACCGATTGAACCGGCGGGGCGCGGCGCAAGTAATCCGGGGCCGGTCACTGACCCAGCAAAATTAAACGCGTCCATAAGCACGTCTTCGGTTGGCAGGCCGGTCTCTGGGTCTATGGTAATCGGCAATTCGCCCTGAGAGCGAGCAACATTTCTTGCGATATTCTGAACGAAGCCGGGAAAGCTCGGCACAATCTCGCCGCCAACATTAGCTATTGGCAGGGCAAAATGCGGTGCGGCATAATCACCCATACCGTACAGCGAATTTAGGTAAGCCTCTTCATCGAAGCTCGGCGTACCCTGAGCGCCTGCCATCATCATGTCGTCGGGGGACAATAAGCCGTTCATCAAACCACCCAGCTATTCTTCGGTTTCAGTGTGCGATTGTGATTATAACCCCTTGAGTAGCCGCCAGCAACCGCACCCTGCCCAGCAAAGGTCAGCACAAACGCGTCGGCCACGTCGGGCGAGCGCTGGCCGCGACGCTTCATCTCGTCCTTACTCTCGACCTTTAGCTTGCCAGTCGACAGGTATTTGTACCGTATGCCCGATAATTCCGCCATCAGCGTGCCGTCGTCCGGTATGTGGCAGTCTCGCGCCTCAAACCACTCGCGGCACGACCAAAACAGCTCGTCGCGCAACCGGTTGAAGCGATCCTTTAGCGACGCAGTCTCGGATACCGACACAGCGACGGCGGGCATGTCCAGCTCGCGTAGGCGGTCGGCCAAGCCCGCGCCCAAGCCAATCGCGTCAATGTATATCGCCTGCGGGCGCATGCTGTACGGCACGGCGTCGTATTCGCTCAACACGATACCGGCCAGCTCCATCAGGTCTTTGTTCTGCCACGTCTTGATCGGCTCGACCAGCACGTTGCCCTGACGCTTCGCCAGTGCCGACCGGT